CACTAATTGTGATTTTCCGTGGCGGGGCGGAATATTGACGCAGATCCTGTCCTTATGAACTTGTTCGATTGCCATTAACATCTTGGCTAGGCGACGGTGGTGCTTACCAACCTTATAATCAGGCTGCATTCGCTTACAGAACTCTATCAGATCGTCGTAAGCTGCCTTGTTTGCTCTGCGATTCGCTAACTCATCGACCAATTTGTCGATTTCAGTAATTTCTTCTGGCGTATACTGGTCTAGGTTATCCAGCATTACCTGTATTTCTTCTTCAGTAAAGTCTAATGCGACTTCACTCATCGTCATATTCCCCATCATCCGCCGTTTTTGCCGGTTTTAGACCTAATTTAGCATCTAAATCGATGACTTCCCCCTCAATAACGACTGGAGCCTCTAGTTCTGCAGGGGGATTGACTAGTTTTTGGAGTTTTGAACGTAAATTCGCACGTAAATCGTCTGTTGACTGGTGCGTTATGGTCACTTCTGACTTCTCAGCAAACAAACCAACGTCAGATATCTTACCTAATAGCTCTAATGCCCTAATCCTCACTCTAGGATCTGGGTTTTCTGACTCTAGTAGTAACTTATTTGTGACTAAGTGCCTAATCTGCACAGCGTTTTCGGCAACGGACTGCCCAAACTCTTGCAAAATATTACTGGTCAAGATCAAAGATGCAGGGGTCATCTTAGCGGTCTTCGCTACAGACACTTTCTTAGAGGTGCTTGCAGGATTTTCGGCGTAATCTAAAGCTATACCAGCGGCTACGTCCTTATCCTCTTTGTTTGGTGTGATATCTAACCCGTGTTCCGAGAGAAGTATCGCGGTATTGCATGCGGCTTCAGCCCGAATACGGAGGTCCATATACGGAATGTTATCAGATAGCGGTATACCCACTTCTGGCGCAACGGTCACTGTCATAGATATGCACTAGCTCGCATCTAACGGCATAAATTTACACAAAAATTATTTTTTGTACAAGGAGGTTGGGACTCCTATGGGGGGTCATCCCATATATAGAGGGGGTGGGGGGTCCAAACTCAGAAAATTGGTCATCGTTCGTGGAAATTAGTAATGCTAGAGTAATGCTGGAGTCACAGTAGATAACGGGGTGCATAGGGGAGGGTAGGGGTCGAGCCTCAGAAAAAATCAGCGTCGATCTGTTGGGTCGATTATTTCTAGACAATGCCGGATCTCGTGGTAACTTGTTAACAGATCGGGGGGAAACGCCCACCGATTCGCCAGTATGGAATTCCATACTGACTAACACTAACGAAATAGAGAGATAAAACTATGGCTAATCAGAAACAAGCTGGATCACTGGTAATGGGTTTCAACGGCAAGATGACGCTGGAACTGTCCAAGGGCATCATATCTTTTGAGAAAAAGGCCAATGGTGCTGAGACTGCCCGAGGCGTGGTAATCGATAGGCTAGAGGCTGAGGGATGGGATCCCACCGTGGATTTCGATCCTGGCACTGAGACTAGGGAATGGCTGAAACAACAACTCACTGAGGCCAAATACGGCCGGGCTGGGCTGAACCGCTATCTCAGCAAAAAGGCTGATTGTAGCGCCGAACAATGGGCAGAGCGGAAAAGGGAGCAAGAGCAGGTCGCTAGCAGGCTGACCAACTTCAAGACTGCCCTCACTAAGCGATTGGCTAAGGCCGCACTAATCGCTGAGGGTAAAGATCCCAAGGTTGAGGCTGAGAAGGAAAAGGCTCGAAAGGCTGCAGAGAATACGCCAGCCAAAAGGCTCACTGCCTTGATGAACTCATCCAAAAAACTGCTCATGAATGCTGAGAATGAGTTTCCAGCCGGACTCAATAAGCAGGCTCACCTTGAGCGCATCGATAAGATACTGGCTAACCTCGACAGTATCGAACAGGCTGACTAACCTATGGCCCCTCTTCGGAGGGGCTTTTTTTTGCCTCAAATTTTTTGATACCAGTTCCCGTAGTAGCGCGGCGCATCGCGCAAACTCCCACTAACAAATTGATACCAGTTCCCGTAGTAGCGTAGCGCAGAAAGTCAGTATGGAATTCCATACCAGCAATGTTCCGTAATGTTCCGTAATGTTCCGTAATGTTCGGTTTTGAAAACCTCATTTTGCGTCATTATGTTTCATGTAATCTGGTGTAATCGGGTGTAATCGGGTGTAATGTGTAGCAGTAAAAAAGCTCTATATATATATATTTATTTATAATGTTCTGTAAATAAAAAAGTACTTAATGCTATTTTGTCTATCCTTCACAGTAACATCTTTTCAGACTATTGTTCTCAAAAGTTCTCCTTCTTTCGAGAGAAGGAAGAGCGAGTGTAAATCTCCCAAATTACCGAACATTCACTACATTACTTATTTATCAAGTACTTACGTCATTTCAAAACCGAACATTACAAGAACATTCAAGAACATTTATCGTTTGACACCCTACTACATTTAATCACACAAGATTACATCGTTTGACACAGTATCAGGTCTATGCGATAATATGTTTCTGAGTGGGGGTATTACGCTTTCACTCTTCCCAGTATGGAATTCCATACTGACTAACATTAACGAAACAGGAGGTGACAACAGTGGATACTCAAACCACGTTGCAAGCGGTACCAGCAGTATCGGCCCCCACCATTCAGTCAAGCGCGATGCTCGTTGAGTTCACCGCTGGCGTTTGGACGGGTAGTAAGAAAGACAAGGACGCATCAGCGGAGGTCGCTATTCGCAACAATGCGGATGCAGGCACAGCCACCGTGACTAAGATGTTACTGGGTGAGTGCGGTGAGTTGGATGCGCTAAAGAAGTTCGTTGCCAATGTGCGGAACGAGCACTACCGCATGACGATGCCGTGGTCAGATCTAGGTCAACGCCTGATCCCCACCGCGTTGTACTTCGATTACAAGCAGCACATGTCGGGGCAGGAGCAAGTGTTCAACGGTTTGGTGCAAGCGTTTCTTGATGTGTACGATTGGGAAGTGATCCAAGCCAAGACTAAGATAGGTGATCTGTTCAATGATGCTGACTACCTATCGCGACACGCGCTCGCCAAGAAGTTCCACTTCACGGTCACGGAAGTACCTGTGCCTGAGTCTGGTGACTTTCGTGTCGATGTCGGCAATGAGCAAATGAGCGTCCTAAAAACGAGTTACCAGCAGCACTACGAGCGACAGATAACCAACGCGATGGGTGTGATATTCGACCGCACGCGCCTGTATCTGGAACGCTTGTACAACAGCCTCGACTACAACGAGGGTGAGCCGCGCAAGAAGCTCATGCAGGGTACGTTCGATAATGTGCTTGAGATGATCGACATGCTCAAGGTGTGCAACCTGACGGGTGACACTCAGATGGAAGCGATACGCGTGAAGCTCGAAGATCAGTTCCGTGGTGTCGGCAGACTGCCCATATCGCCTGAGTCGCTCAAAGAAGATAGTCACCTGCGTACGGAGACCAAGTTGGTCATCGATGATGTCATTAAGTCGTTACCATCATTGGACATGTAGTGCAGGTTTTTCCGGTAACAAGCAGAGGAGGTACTGTAAATGAAATACTCTGAGCAAGAGTACAACCTGTGGAATCGTGACGTGACAATGACCAACCGTCATCAAGCGTTCTACGAAGCGCGGGTCAGCGGTATGACCCCAGAGCAGCAGCGTGATCACATGTATATGTACACGAAGGCGGGAGCGCATTACTTCAAGCATATCGACACGCGGAAGTATGTGTCGTTCCCGATCCCACCAGAGGGTGAGGATGTGGTCATCGAAGACGGTGAAGTGTTGCGTGGGTATGAGACGCGCATTGGGCACTTCAAGCTGTGCGAGTAACTCAGTATGGAATTCCATACTGACAGGGGTGGGGCATTAACCGGATTTTGCCCTACCCTAGTGATATACGTAGTAACGTGTTTTCGACAAGCACGCTATATCGCCAATGTCGGAAGCCGGCTTTTACTATTTATTAGTGATCTACGTGGTAACAAAACAGTGGTAAACAACAGTCCGAGAAGGAGGACACAACATGGCTATGACAGCTAAAAGGATGTACGCACAACCCCTGTCCGAGTGTGAGAATATGATTCTCGCTAACGGCGTGAAGCAGACCGTTCTGCTACAGGGTCACATGGGTATCGGTAAATCAGCGTTGCTGGGTGCGCTGGCCGAAGCACTACCGAATCACCTACCCTGCTACTTTGATTGCACGACCAAGGATCTGGGTGACATCACCATTCCAGATCTGCGACACCTCGATGATGGCAGTGGGTTCGTTCGCTATCTGACCAATGAGGAGTTGGGTGTTCACAATGACAAGCCGATCATCTTGATGGTTGACGAGTATCTCAAGTCCAATCCATCAGTGAAGCTCGCGCTCACCCGCGTGATGTACGAGCGCAAGATCGGTAGCTACACACTGCACCCTGAGAGCATTATCTTTGCGACGACTAACTTGGGTGAGGAGGGTGTCGGTGACTTGTTACCAGCACATGGCGGTAATCGCCTGACTGTCGTGGAGGTTGCTAAACCTACGCCTGATGAGTGGGTCGAGTGGGGTATCGCCAACGAGGTTGATCCCATCGTGCTGGCATGGGCGCGTAACAATGACCGAGCGTTCGCAGACTTTCGTGATATGGAGGATCCTGACGATAACGACTTTATCTATCACCCACGTTCGCAGCGTGCAGCGTTTGTCACACCTCGATCCCTCGAAGCGGCCAGTAGTTGGTTCAAGGTGCGTGATCAGATCAGTGACAGGGCATTGCAAGCAGCACTCATCGGTACCATCGGTGACGCAGCAGGTGGTGACATGATGGCGTTCGCTCGACTCGCAGATCAGTTGCCATCCATCGACTCGATCAAGTCTGACCCGCATGGCGCAGTTGTGCCGACCAGTGCAGGTGCAGTGATGATGGTTGTGTATAAGGTGTTATCGACACTTGAACGTGACTGGGTGGATCAGTGTATGGACTACATGTTGCGCCTATCGAAAGAAGCGCAGGGTGTGTTCGCCAATGGTGTACGTGCGAAGAAGTACGCCAAGCAATCTATCGTCATGCAGAATCGCAAGTTCACGCAGTGGGCGATGGATAACAATTACTTGTTTACAGCAGACGTTAAGTAAGGAGGACTGACATGTTTGCACTCAATGTAGCGTTGACCGCTGAACAGCGGATTGAAAAAGCCGTGATGTCAATCATGGCGCATGACAAGTACGTGGGTTTGTCTAGCGTACTGATGATCGGTGATCGTACGGTGGTGGACGATATACCTACCGCCTGTACCAATGGGCGCGATGAGCGGTATGGCCGTGGGTTTGTTGACTCGTTGAGCGATCCTGAGTTGCGTTTCCTCATACTGCATGAGGCGTATCACAAGATGTACAGTCATCTGACAACGTGGAAACATCTTTACGATAAACAGCCAAGAATAGCCAACGCCGCGTGCGACTACGTGATCAATGTGCAGTTGGTCGATGGCGATGCGGGTGAGGGGTTTATCGAGATGCCCAAGGTCGGTTTGTTCGATGCCGAGTATCGCAACATGGACTCAGCGCAAGTGTTCCACAAGATCTATCAAGATACTGATGGCGGTTATGGCGGTGGGCATGGCGGTGAAGGTGAGCCGCTCGATGACCATGACTGGGAGGGTGCTGACTCGCTGACCACTGAGGAGAAGCGTGATCTTGAGCGTGAGGTCGATGAAGCGATACGTCAGGGTGCGCTAGTTGCTGGCAAGTTGGGTAGTGGTGGTGCGCGTGAGCTTGAAGAGTTACTCAAACCGCAGATCGATTGGCGTGATGCACTGCGTGAGTTCATCGCTACTACGTGTGCTGGTAATGACTTTTCCACATACGCTCGACCCAACCGTCGTTATCTCAGTGCTAATGTGTATCTACCTAGCGGTATCAGTCAGCAGATCGAGGAGTTGGTGATCGCTATCGATACGTCAGGTTCTATCCGTCAGCGTGACTTGACGGTGTTCTTATCCGAGATCAGGTCCATCTGTGAGACCGTCCACCCCCAAGCGATACGTCTGTTGTATTGGGATACCGAAGTGTGTGCTGACGAACGGTATGACCGTACCGAACTAGATACCCTAGTGCAAAGCACCAAGCCAGCAGGGGGCGGTGGTACTGATGTGACCTGTGTGTCTGAGTATATAACCAAGCATCGCATCACACCCCAAGCTGTTGTTGTGTTTACCGATGGGTATGTATGGGGTGACTGGGGTACGTGGTCATGTCCTGTGTTGTGGACCATCTACGGCAACCCCAAAGCTCGACCCGACTGTGGCAAGGTTACGCATATCAAGAGTGACAGCCTGTAAACGTGTTACAGGTGTGTGTAACCGTTTTCCCTTTTTGTCCTTTTTTACACTTGTGGTTTGTATTTACGGTAAACGTGTTACAGCTAAGTAGTTTAATTTTTTTAAACTCGTAGAGGACAATGTATATGACGATGACAGCAGAGCGGCGGCGAGAGTTACAAAAAGAAAGTGCCGAGAGGCATGACATTCGGATGAGAGAACTAACGAGGAGGTTCGGTGTGAAAAGAGTAACCAACATGTTGGTGCGTAAGTGTGTGCAAGCACAAGAGCGGTTTCGTGGTAACAACATATTTGGAGAGTGGCGAGGTGATCGGTACGTGGTGACATCGTACGGTGATCATTGGCCGCTGTTCATTTGGGAAAGTGGTACGTGGTATGAGAACGTCGATAAGTACAGCGTTACGACATCGAAGCATAGGAGCCAAGCGCACCCGCACGAGGAGACTATGCCGATGACATGTGAAACCATGCTTGTGTTGATGAGGCATGGGATCAGTGGTGTAGCGGTAGGCTTAACATCTTAACAAAACGTCTTGAAGGAGGACGGACATGGATAGATTCAAAAATATTGCTGTGGTCTCAGAGATAGAAGACCCGACTTTGTGTTATCAACCGTTAACACGTTCTGACCTGAACATGTATGTGCAAGGTCTGTTCGGTGGCAATACTGATTGGCTGGGATTTTTACAAGAGCTGATGCAAAAGTTACCGACTTGTAAGTTTGCTATCGACTCAAACCAAAAGAGTAAGGTACATGTTTACTTGCCTAGCGATCTGTACGCGATGGGTTGGGTTGGGTTTGGTGACTTCCGAATCGCTGGTGATGGAACGCCTACGATAACTGTTTGTTCACATAACATCGCTAATGACAAGTACGCGTCCTATCAAGACCAGCACAACATGCTGATGTCCGTGAAACCTAAGCGTGCACTCAAAAATGCATTAGGGTATCTGCGTCCATGCACTCCGTTTCAGATTGCTAATAAGTTATCGCGTGACGTAGCCATGCGCGTAGAGAGATCTAAAAAAGACAGTGTGTCCAAGGTTGATTCCGCAAGCCGTGCGGTTGTCCAACATAAACAATTCCAAGCTGAATTACGCGCACTGGTAAATAGCAATTACACTTTTCTTGATAAGGAGTTTGGCGACCTTGTATCTGCGTTTATATCGGAAGTTGATGAGCATGAGATGAACTCAGAACGCGTGGATATGTACTATGTGCGTGCGTACACACTCAATGGCTACGAGCATTTCGACTTGCAAAGTTGCGACAAAATGCATTGTAGGTGGGACTATAAGGTACGTAACGAACCCGCTGAAAGACATACTACTGACACATTACCGCAACATATATCGGGCAAGTTGGCAGTATTGATGATGTGTGAAGTAGGTGAATATGTTGACGGTGTTGGTTGTCGCTTGGGTGACGGGGTGTTTTATGTCAATAAGTAGTAGTGGGGACGATACTGTATATCGTGTAGTAGTTGGTGAGTACAAAGAAAACTACGTAAAAGTGCAGTGCATTGGTATGTATTGTGTTGACAATGTTATTTCTGGATCCTATAGTGCATTGGAGGAGTTGCCGCAGTGGATGCAAGAGAAGGTTGCGCTACTGATGATGACTTCTTTTACCCCACCGACCAAAGAAGTTGAAGGCGTAGGTAGACGCATAAACCCCTATACTTTTTGGGTCTATCAATGAGGAGGAGTGTGTGGAGGTGTACACTGATGAAACCTTAGAGTACTGGGTCAACCTCGCAGAAAATAGTGAAGCGTTTGATGAAAACTACGATCTGTTAACTGAATACACTGACGGAGAGGCACGCGCAGGGTATGGATGTCTCACGGGTAAAGAAGCTCGTACTTATACACCACGTATGTATGCACGCAAAGATATTCCTTTCTGGAGTACTTATCACCACAACGGTAAGAGTGCTTGGAGTGATAGCGAGATAGAGAAAGCCTACAAAGACCCTAAACTAGAAAGGTTTTGGTACAAGGTCGATAAAGGTTCTGCTGCTAAAAGATATAACGAACTACTGAAACAGTTAGTTAGCATAGAGCGTTGGTTGCGTTGGCGCGAAAAATACTACACCGAAGATCAGTTGTGGGAACGCAGAGGATACCACCAAGCATTAGCCAAGATGCGGGACGTTAGGCAAGAGATAAACATGTTGTGGGAAGAATACGACATACCTGTAATTGATTTAAACATGCTGATAGAGGAGTTGTTGTGAACGACGAGCAAACAGAAAACGTGGTACGTGCGTTGGAGTGTATGGCGCGTAACCTAGAAAATCTTAATCGTAACGTGACGCGTCTCTTAGACATAATTGAAGAGCGGTTAGAAGAAGAAGATTGATACCAGTTCCCAAGGAGAACGCATGACACCTGAAGCCAAAGTGAAGCGCAAAGTAACAGAACAGTTGAAATCAATAGGCGCGTATTATTTTTTCCCCGCGACTGGTGGGTACGGTAAGAGCGGTGTGCCGGATATTGTTGGGTGCTATGACGGTAAGTTCTTTGGAATTGAATGTAAGGCTGGGAAGAATACACCGACAGCTTTACAGCAAAAGAATCTCGATGACATTGCCTCCGTGGGAGGGAGTGCCGTGGTGATAAACGAACAGAACGTGAAGGAGGTACTGTTCTTAATTGGAGCCAAGCCCGACAATAGTAGGCAGCTTGAATTTAAATTTTAGGAGGAAAACAAATGGCGAAGAAAGCCGAAGCGGTTAAGAAGTTGTTGGAGAAAGATCCAGCAATGAATAGAGACAAGATAGCCAAGAAGGTAGGTTGTCATCCTTTGTATGTGGGTAAGATCAAACGGGAGATGGGACTCACAAGGACATACAAGCCACGGTACAAGAAGAAAAAGGCGTTACCAAAAGCTACGCAGCAAAATAGTGGCAGTTCAAACTTTAGTCACCACGAAAAGAAAGTCATACAGCATTTAGGGCAGTTCGATACGGTGGCTAAAACAGTAGCGGGAACAAAGTACTCTGCGGGTTTTATTGAGAGGACTAGAAAGAAAGCAGTGGTTATGTATGGGAGCCTTTTGGCAGCGAAAGATGCACTCTGCGAATCGACAGAAGTGGAAACGTTGGTATCGGCACCGGTAAGCGGAGTAAGTGCCGAGGTGAAAACGAGTTATGAGAAGCATAACGATTTACCTCCGCAGCCCCTCGCAACACGCGCTAATCTTTTGGATACCGCAAAGAACCATGTGACCAAGGATCGGCAAGCGGATCATGGTGATGCTGAAAATAACTTTACGCGTATCGCTGGGTACTGGTCTGTCCATCTGGGTGTACCGATTGCCGCGCATGATGTGGCCGTGATGATGGCGTTGCTGAAAGTAGCGCGTATCAAATCTAATCCAGAACATGTCGATAACTGGGTAGATGGTGCGGGTTACTTCGCTTGCGGTGGAGAGATCGCAAACCTGAAGGGGAGTTAGTGTGAGTGGCGAGATCGTAACTGAGGTGTATCGCATCCCGTGCGATGACTGTCTATCTGGATATTTCGTTACTTACGAGCAAGGTAATTTTACCTACTCTGAGTGCGATAACAACGACTGTCCTCGTGTAACGGATCTCGAACCAAACTTCTAAGAATTGGCGGCTACTGTTCCAGTGTGTTTGAAGATCCCGCCTGATCAAAGCATACAAACTGACACCGAGGGGGTGCGATGCCCCCACTAATTTTAAAAAGTCCAAAAAGTCCAAACTCAACACTGTTGACAATGTGGACATTGGTGATTAGTGGTTACTACATAAACTTATTACAGGTAGTTATGGACATCATAACGATAGATTTCGAGACTTATTACGATAAGACGTTTTCATTGAGAAAGATGACAACGGAGGAGTACGTACGCGATCCACGATTTGAAGTGATTGGCGTAGGTGTAAAAGTAAACAATGGCCCGACTGAGTGGGCGAGTGGGACAAAGGAGCAGATTAATGACTACTTACATACTTTCGATTGGGCAGACAGCATGGTCCTTGCTCATAACACTATTTTTGATGGGGCTATTCTTAGCTGGATTTTTGATATTCATCCTCGCGTTTGGACTGATACCCTTTGCATCGCTCGTGCTATCCACGGCACAGAAGTTGGAGGAAGCCTCAAAGCGTTGGCTGAACGATATCAAATTGGAGCTAAGGGAACGGAGGTTATGGCCGCGCTAGGTAAGCGCCGACTAGATTTCGCTGAGTATGACTTGGAACTCTACGGTGACTACTGCATCAATGATGTGGAGTTGACTTATAAACTCTTCGGTCTTATGGGTAAGAACTTTCCACGAAAAGAACTAAAAATTATAGACCTGACCCTCCGTATGTTCATCGAGCCTGTACTGGATCTGGACCTTGGACTACTTGAACAACACCTCGAAGACACTAAAGAGCTTAAGGATAAGTTGTTAAGAGATGCAGGGGTAGAAAAAGAAGATCTGATGAGCAACCCTAAGTTTGCTGGGCTACTTGAAATACTAGGGGTTCAACCTCCGATGAAGATTAGCCCCACTACAGGTAAAGAGACGTTTGCTTTTGCCAAGTCAGACGAGGGATTCAAAGCTCTGCTTGATCATGAAGATGTGCGCGTGCAGGCATTGGTTAACGCTCGTCTAGGTAATAAAAGCACGTTAGAAGAGACACGTACGCAACGCTTTATCGACATATCTAAACGTGGTCTGTTGCCAGTGCCAGTTAGATACTATGCAGCGCATACTGGACGGTGGGGTGGGTCGGACAAGATAAACCTGCAAAACCTCCCTAGCCGTGGTCCTAACGGTAAGAAGTTAAAGAGAAGTATGGTAGCTCCATCCGGTCACATGCTAGTTGAATGTGATTCATCACAGATCGAAGCTAGGGTGTTATCTTGGTTAGCAGGACAGGACGATCTAACCGAAGCATTCAGGAACGGTGATGATGTTTACAAGAAGATGGCTATGTCCATCTACGCCGTCCAAGACGAATCTGAAGTAACGAAAGACCAGCGGTTTGTTGGTAAGACCACGATCCTCGGTGCTGGTTACGGTATGGGTGCAGTGCGATTCCAAGATCAGTTGCAGTCATTCGGGTTCGACATGGAACTGGACGAAGCCCGCCGTGTCATAAATATCTACCGAGAAACAAATTTTCAGATTACCCGTTTGTGGAACGATGCCAGCCACACGTTACGCTGTATGGAGCAAGGGGTAGGTTCGGAGCTTGGTATAAAAGATGTTATCAGTGTAGACCCTACCGTACCCGCGATTATCCTACCTTCTGGTTTGCAGATGCGTTACGAAGATCTGCGTGGTGAGCAAGGTGAAAAGGGGGTGGAGTACACCTACAAGGTGCGAAGAGGCCGAAACCGGATCTATGGTGGGAAGGTAATTGAGAACGTGTGTCAAGCGGTGGCTCGTTGCATAATAGGTGAGCAGATGCTAAAAATTGCTAAACGATACCGTGTTGT